TTTCTGGCTCGGTTGGTTGACGGGTCTTCAAGGACGAACCTTCCGCCCGTCGTTTGCGAGACGTCTTTTCCACCTTTGCCGTAGATTCCACGGCGGCGTCTTTCTGCGTTGTGCTTGACGCGGTATTTGACGTTCTCTGGACGCTTGTTTCTTTCCGAATTGGTATGATTCTTGCGTCGTGCAGCGGCGTCATTTGTACGGTAATTTTTCGCACTTTTTTTAAGTTGAGATACAGGTTTTCTTTTAGGAGCCATTAGCGTCTCACGGCTTTTTGTACTTCATCAAAATCGATGGTTGGCATAATATCAGCAAGGCTGCTGAGAGCAGAACCCTCAACAGCCACGCCAGTAATATCATTTTTAGAAAGCCAGTCACACGCAGCTTTTAGGTCTTGCGTGCTAGCCTCACCTGACTTAATACGTGCTAAAAACTCCTGTGTAATTAGGTTGTGAAGCTCGTTAAACGAGTCTTCGGTGGCACGTTTAGCCATTTCTCATTACAATTTGGTCAATTTTGTTTTCGATGCGGATCATGTGACCCTCCATCTTAGACACAGCTGCCTCAAAGTCTTGCTTTGGTACGTAGCTTGTAGCTACACGCAGCTCAAATGTGTCAATACGACGATCCATGTCGTTGATACGGCTGTGCAAACGGTTAGTTACAGCAGCACCTGCCGCAACAATCGCAATCACAGCAGAAACTGCTGCTTCAATCATTTTTTACTGATACAATGGGTACAATGTCATGGCAAAGTACTTCCACGCGACTACCAGGGCGGAAAGTAAAACCAGCTTTCATGATTTCTGTGCATTTAAGTGCGCGGACTAGCTCGTAGTCCAGGCGCATCTTTTGTTCATGCCGTAGTGCTAACTGCTTGCACTGCTCAATCATGCTTCCGTCTAACGGAATGCTAAAATTAAGCTGTGCTCCCCAGTTGTTATTCTTGACGTAACCGTCAGATTCCATAGGAACAGTGTCATTGCCCATGTAAAACGGGCTAAATGTCATTGTAGCCCCATTGCAAGAACTCCCAGAGGCAAAATACTGCCTACTGGGAGCACCATTGTTCTGAAATTGTACGGCTTGATTAGTTACATTACCTGTGGCAGCTGCTACCGGATTAGAACTGTTGTTTACTTCAGGCGCTTGTTCCGCATACGCGGGACTTACTGCGAGAAGACAGACAGCGAGGTAGTGGTAGAGTTTTGTGTAATGTCCTCGGTGATGTCGATGGTCTCGACGATCCCTGCTGACCGCGTCACTGTCTCCAGTTGCCACGGCTCGCCCGATGTTGTCACACTGAACGTTGTTGCTGAGTCGGTGATGTCCCCGCTTGGGGTTACGTTTGTGCCAGACCATGATGAATAATCACCGCCGTACACCTCATGAGCAACAGTGCGTTGGATGTCAACGGTGGTAGTAGTAGTGGACTGCATGCTACCTTGGGTAAACTGAGGCGTTACCGTTTGGGCTGATGCGGGTGCCGCGAGAAGCAGCAACAGAAGTAGCTTTTTCATTCTTTCTTTTCGCGGGTAATAGAAAAAGACGCAAGTGTTCCAGATAGAACACTAGCAACATAGGTGGGGTCCATCTTTTGCATCCAACCAGCGTAGCTAGCAGTCAAGAGTCCTGCGGACCAGACGAGGATGACGAATCGGATGAACTCGCTTTTTTTGTGATTCGAGTCCATGCTTGTTTGAAAACGGGTTTCATAACAGTGACCAGCCACTTAAACATAGAAGTAGCAGTAAGGGTGGCAGCAACGGACACAACAGCGGTTGTAGCTGCTGTAGTTAAGACAACCCCATCCGGTACCGGTACGTCCACTTCTGTATATGGAACACGAATTGTAGGCACCGGAGGAGTTGGTGGTTTAGGCTTTGGTTTGTCAGACTCTGTAGTTCCTTTGACCCCCGGAGGAGCCCGAAGGTCGCTAGGAGGCACCACAAGCGGCTTGTAAGATGGCAAATCCGCTCGTGGGACCTCTAGTACAGGACGAGGTAAAACAACGGGCTCAGGGAGCCTTAGAGACGGGAATACCGGTGGCTCGCCTAAGTCCATCAGAGAGGCTTAGCAGGGAACAGGCCGTTGCGAATAAACTCAACAGCCTTGTCATCGACATCGTTGTCGGTAGA